GTATGGGAGAAAGGATGTGACTCATCTTATTCTTGGTCTAAGAAGTTCAAAACATCTACAGCACAAGCATACAGCAAAAGAGATATCTGATCTACTTGACAATGCTAACAAAAACGAATTCAATCCAGAAGGATTATGGACACATCCAGTGTCAGGTCGAACAACCCACTTATGTGTTACTGGTGGTGAGCCACTAATGAAGCATGCACAAAAAGCATTTGTAGATATATGGGGATCATATTGGAGAGGTGCATCAGTAGGTAAGAAGCCTAAAGATGTAACGTGGGAGACTAATGGTACACAAGAGCTTACAGATGAGTTTTTTGAATATGTTGGTAATCCAGGTTGCTTTACAGCTAGACCATTTATATCATGTTCTCCTAAACTATTTACAGTATCAGGTGAAGAAGCAAAGAGAGCTATCAAGCCAGAGTTTGTTAGGAAGTATGACAGGATGGTGGCAAAATCTTATAAGACAAGTACAGATCTTCCACATGGACAGCTCAAGTTCGTACTTGGACCTAAGAAAGAACAATGGGAAGAATTAGATGATGTTGTTAGTCAGTTCAGAGCAGCTGGAGTAGATTGGCCTGTATGGATTATGCCAGTCGGAGCAACATTAGAAGGACAAGCAATGTGTGATGGTGACGTAGCCAAGATGGCTCAGTCAAGAGGATACAATGTTTCTGCTAGGGTGCACACATACCTATACGGAAACGAAATAGGAGTATAATATGCCAGTTAAGTATACAAAGAGCGGTAAGGTAAACAAGTCGACCAGAAAAGGTCAATCAAGAACCCAAGCTCAGAAGAAAGCTAGTAGTGCAAGAAAAGGTAAGAAGATAAGATATGTATAGACCATTAGTTCTATTAGGAATATCAACACATCAGTTAGATGGAATTGATAATGAGGCAATCGTTGATGCAGTCATAGAACGAAAAGATATTCGACTTGACAACGACGCAGGTAATACGTTTGCAGAAGACTCATTCTATCCAGAAGATGATCCAGACTGCAAAGTCTTGCTTGATAAAGTTCAAGAGTTGGCTCGTAAAGAGATCCACTCTAAGCTATCTAATATAAACAGTTGGGCTCATATCTTAGAACCCAATGAATCAACAATGTTCCATACTCACTCGAGTCCTGGAACTCCGCCATCAATCAGTTGGGTGTATTACGCTAATGCTCCTAAGAACGCTGGCAACATTGTATGGACCTTTGAATGTAATAAAGGTCGTGTCATGCAAGAAGAAGAACTTGGCTTAGGTAAGCTAGTGTTCTTTAGTGGTGAGGTCCCGCACTTCACTAAGAAAAACAACTCAGGCGAGACTCGCGTATCCATATCTGGAAACATGCAATTGCCTGAAGATATCAACTGGGAAAGTTTCAATCCTGAGAATTGGTTGAACTATGTGGGGGTGTTCCAGGGTTGACATTTAATTAATATGGAGGTATAATGCCAGTAAAATTTAGTCCGTCAGTCACGAAAATAGATCGTGCGACAAAGAAGGTTGTAGTCGAGCATAACTACATTAAGCAAATGAGCAAGGAAAGTTTGTTCGAGTATATTAACAAGACGACTGGTGTTAACCGAAAGCGAAGAGCTAAGTGCATTAGAGAATTAGAAAGAAGAGGAATTAAGATAGTATGGAATTAAAATTTGAATCAGGTAAAATTTATACACATGCAACAGGACACTCCTGTGCATTCAGACAATGGAGAGCAGACTCTCATTGTAATCTAATCCATGGATACGCATTACAGTTTGAACTTACGTTCGGATCAGTGGCATTAGATGACAGGAATTGGGTTGTAGACTTTGGTGGTCTAAAAGAACTCAAAGCATGGTTAAAAGAAATGTTTGACCACACATATCTTGTTGCAAAAGATGATCCAGAACTAGAAGTATTTAAGTATCTTGAAGATAAAGAGCTGGTCGATCTAAGAGTAGTTGACTCTACTGGTTGTGAAAGATTCTCAGAAATGGTGTTTATGAAAGCACAAGAGATCGTAGAAAAGAACTATGGCGACAGATGCTGGGTTGAGTCGGTAACTGTTCGTGAACATGAATCTAACTCAGCAACTTGTAGGAGAGTTTAATGCCTAATATTGATTATTCTAAGAAGATGCCAGATACAGTCTTCACTTATGATGAAGATTTCTATACTGATGATTTACCTGATCCACAGATTGATCCAGTACTTCCTGGAGCAAGAGTACCACTAAAGAAAGTAGGTATTGCTCCTGTCGACTTACCTGTAAGACTGAGAAGTCGAAGCGGTGGTGAAGATAAACTACTTCAAGCAGAAGCTAGTTTGTATTGTTCTTTAGATGATCCAATGGCAAAAGGTCTTAACCTTTCAAGACTCTATCTCATTATGCATGAGAAGATTAAAGATCAACTTTCATTAGATGGAATGGAAGCTGCTATCAAAGAGTTAGCTGACAAGCAAGGATCCAAGAATGCTTATTGTAAACTAAGATTCAAGTATCCAATGTACCAGAAAGCTCTTAGAACTAAGAATTCAAGAGGTCATATTGCATACAAGACTGAACTAGAAGGTCAATATAGAGATGGAAAGTATCAGTGGTTCTTAACTATTGATTATGTTTATTCATCTACTTGTCCTTGTTCTTTTGAGTTAGCACATGATGCTAGAGAGAAAAGAAATGCAGCTGCAAATGCTCACAGTCAAAGATCAATCCTAAAAGTTAAAGTTGCTTTTGATAGAGCTAACGATAACATTGTATGGATTGAGGACTTAGTAGACTTATGTAGAGAGAACATTCCTACAGAAGTACAGATTGTTGTTAAGAGACGAGACGAGCAAGCATTCGCAGAACTCAATGGTGCTAACTTATTGTTCTCAGAAGACAGTGTAAGAATTATGCACGAAGCATTAGATGTTTGGGTAGGTGAAGGTAAGATTCAAGACTTCAGTGTTGTTGCATCGCATGAAGAATCACTACATCCATGGAATGCTATTGCAGTATCAGTTGGTGGATATGGGATATTAGACTAATGGCAAGAACAGTAATAGAAAGAAAGAGTTGGATCTATGTAACATTTCAACGTGAGGGTATTCATAAGTATCCTGCTGCGTTGACGGATCCTAAACTTGCTACTGGTGGACCAGATGATGTTTCATTCTTAGGTTATCCACATCGTCATATGTTTCACTTCAAAGTTCAATTAGAAGTGTTCCATGATGATAGGGACGTAGAGTTTATTCAGTTCAAAAGAGAACTAGAAGGATTGTATAACACTGGTGTTATGCAATTAGATTATAAAAGTTGTGAGATGATGGCTCAGGATTTAGCTAAATACATACAGACGAAGTATGCAGCCAGAGATCTCATTATAGATATTTCAGAAGATGGAGAGAATGGTTGCGTCATTGAATACTCAAGAGACTAACATGCAATCATTTAAAAATTACATCGACGAGGATAAAGTAGATAACAATACTATTGTATGTGCTCGTAAAGATGCAAACAGATTTGAAGTAACAAAATGTGGAAAGAATTGTTCTTTCCTAACACCTGGACAGACACTTACGGTAGACCATTGTAAGGAGTTAAGTGGCAAGGGCTGGAATGTTCGTTATGCTGATACAGCATTTAAGAAACAAGAAGGACCTAAATCATCTGGAGAAGCTGGTAAGCCGCAGAAAGACTAATGTCTGATTTTTATTATATTATGGAGATATATTATGAAGTTTTGTCATATCGCGCCTGTACCACATCTTGACCTGGTACAAAATCAACATACGCATTTAACTTTAGCACATATTGCTGCTGAGGATGTTGCGTACTGTGAGTTCTATAAGGAGCAGGGTAAGAACCCTAACACCTTAAACATTATGGACAACTCAGGATTTGAGATGTTCAAGGCTGGGATGCCTAACTTCCCACCTGAAGAGTTAGTTGGCTTAGCAAAGAAAGTAGATGCAGACTACATTGTTATACCTGACTATCCAGACATGCCTTCAATGGTAGGTATCGATGACGCAAGACGTTATGCTCCTATCTTTAAAGAAGAAGGCTTCGGTACATTCTTTGTACCACAATCCACTAAAGGTGATCTCGAAGACCTCATCCTATCATTTGCATTCGCAGCAAGCAATCCTCTTATTGATTATATTGGTATTAGTATACTAGCTGTTCCACATGCATACAATTGTGAAAAAGGAAACAATCTACAAAGGTTCCTATCACGATGGAAGTTTATGAATGAGATCAAAGCTAGAGGTCTATTGCAGTTAGCAAAAGATAATGGTAAGCTGATTCACTTCTTAGGTATGGTAGATGGACCAAATGAGATTGCTTTATGTAAAGACTTTGGTATTGACACTTGGGATTCAAGTGCTGCTATATGGGCTGGCTTCAATGGAGTAGAGTTTGATAACTCTCCAACAGGTTTATTTTCTGGTAAATTTGAAAAGCATGTTGACTTTCAATACAAAACAGAGGATACTAGAGCCATACAATTAGCAAAACATAACATGGACTATATTAATAGTCTAGTTTCAGGAGTGAATGAAGTATGAGTAAGATAAAGTATAGGTTCAATGAGGATGATATTCTACAAGAGATTAAAGGATACATTGCGTCTACCTACTCTGCTCATTACGTAAACGAAAAAGCTGGAACGAAGGACGAAGAGATTCAGACTATCGATGTCTGGAAACAAATGGGACAGGAAAAGGAAGCCTGTCATTCAAACATAATCAAATATGCTATGAGGTATGGTAAGAAAGAAGGGTACAATAAGAAGGACCTTATGAAGATCATTCACTATACGATACTGTTGTGGCACTTTACACAGGACGAAGAATAATGAGCATGAAGCATATTTTATCACCACAAGTTCCACAGAACTTATTGACTAATGTACAGCCAGGTGATAGTCAACCTAACGCAGTTGACCTAAGAGTTCAAGACGTTTTCAAACTTAACAATGAAAGGTTCAAGTTAGAAGGCGACAAGAAAACACATAGAGGATCTGAGAAGATTAACGTCGACGAGTTCGGCAATTGGAATCTTTACCCAGGTGTCTATGAGATTATTATGGAGAACATCGTAACGATTCCAGAAGGTTATGCTGGATGGGTTATTACGAGGTCTACTCTCAATAGAAACGGTCTATTCATTACCTCTGGATTATACGACTCTGGTTACAATGGAGTCATGGCTGGTTTACTTCATGTACACCACGGCCCAGCTACAATCCAAAGAGGGTCAAGAGTAGGTCAATTTATAATGTTCGAAGCTGAAACCTTATCACTATATGATGGTGACTATGGTGTAGGCAAAGCACACGATGCTAAGTATGGAGAGTCAAGTGGAAATTAGTATTCAGATTGAAGAATTACAGAAGAGAAAGTTGTTTGTTGCAACGCCAATGTATGGTGGTCAATGTGCTGGTATGTTTACCAAGTCATGTAATGACCTATCTGCATTGTGTATGCATTATAAGATAGAATGTAAGTTCTATTATCTATTCAACGAGTCTCTTGTAACGAGAGCAAGGAACTATTGTGTCGATGAGTTTATGAGATCAGATTGTACTCATATGATATTCATCGATTCTGATATTGCTTTCAATCCTAATGATGTCATTACAATGATGGCTCTGATGGATAACGAAGACGAGGAATGTCCTTATGACATTATGTGTGGTCCATATCCTAAGAAATGTATTTCATGGGAGAAGATTGTACAAGGTGTTAACTCTGGTGTAGCAGATGAGAACCCTGAAATCCTATCCAAGTTCGTTGGTGATTATGTATTTAATCCAGCTGACGGTGGCAATCAAATGTCACTAACAGAACCAACACAAGTACTTGAGGGCGGAACAGGTTTCATGATGTTCACTAAGAAAGGACTACAGAAGTATGCAGATGCTTACCCGCATCTATATTACAAACCTGATCATGTAAGAACAGAGCACTTTGATGGATCCAGACAGATCCTAGCATACTTTGATGCTCTTATTGATGACAAGCAAGCTAACCTCAAGCCAGAGCTAGAAGAATTCTATAAACAGAATCCTAAAGCAACGCCAGAGGAAGTCCAAGAGTTTATCTTTGACAAAGAGAGCTCGCTTATCCTAGGTAATGATCTAGAAGGGAACCCTATTGGATACTCTAACAGGTATCTATCAGAAGACTATATGTTCTGTCAATGGGCAAGACGTATTGGTCTAAAGGTATGGTTGTGTCCTTGGATGGAACTACAACATATGGGTTCTATGGTATTCGGTGGATCGCTAAAAGACTTAGCGCAGATCGGAGCACCAGCTACTGCTGATCCAGCTAAGATTGGCAAAAACAAAACAATGTAACCGAGACATATATTATGAAACTAAGTGAAAATACAGTGAGCGTCCTAAAGTCGTTCGCAGTGATAAACCAAGGGATTGAGTTCAACGCAGGTGGAACATTACAAACCATCTCGCCTCAGAAGTCTATTATGGCTAAGGCTGAGATTGATGATGTGTTTCCCGCTCAAGGATGTTTCTATGAATTGAATAGATTCTTAGGTGTCCTAACTTTGTTTGATGATCCACAACTTCAATTCAATGAGAAGTTCGTAACGGTACACGACACTAAGAGGTCTGTAAACTATACGTATGCAGATCCTCAAATGATTGTAACGCCTCCATCTAAAGAGATTCAGTTACCAGCAGTTGATGTTGCAGTAACTATCAAGTGGGAAGACCTCAGCAATACATTAAAGGCTGCCTCAGTAATGAGTCTACCTGAAATTGCTATCTCTTCTGATGGAAGTGTTATTAACTTGGAGGCCATTAGCTCTAAGAACCCAACTGCAGACAAGTACAGCAATGTAATTGATAACAACAGTAGCGGTAAAGTATTCTCTGCAATCTTTAAGATTGAGAATATTAAGGTAATGAATTTTGATTATGATGTTGAGTTATCTTCTAAAGGTATAGCCAAATTCAAGTCAGCTAACGACCATGGTCCTAAGCTAACTTACTGGATTGCTACAGAAGGTCATTCACAATTTGAATAGGATAGTATATGAATTCACAAGAGTTTCTTTGGGTAGAAAAATATCGACCCACGAATCTTGATGATGTCATACTACCGGAAGAAACCAAAAGAATCTTCCAACAATTTGTAGACCAGGAGAACATTCCTAATCTACTCTTGACTGGCTCGGCTGGTGTAGGTAAAACTACAGTAGCCAAAGCCATGCTCGAGATGTTAGGTGCCGACTACATTGTTGTGAATGGATCTTTGTCTGGTAACATTGACACACTAAGAACTGATATAATGAACTTTGCAACGACTGTGTCGTTTAGCGAAGGGCGTAAGTATGTCATCTTGGATGAGGCTGACTATCTTAATCCTCAATCAACACAACCAGCTCTTCGTAACTTTATGGAAGAGTATTCTAAGAACTGTGGATTCATCCTAACTTGCAACTTCAAGAACAGGATAATTTCGCCGCTCCAATCTAGATGCTCAACCGTCGACTTCACTTATACGAAAGCAGATGCTCCTAAGTTAGCTGGAGCATTCTTCAAACGCGTATGCAATATACTAGATGAAGAACAAGTACCTTATGATAAGAAAGTAGTAGCTGAGATAGTACAGAAGTTCTATCCAGACTGGAGACGTGTTCTTAATGAACTACAAAAGTATTCTGCTACTGGTAAGATAGATACAGGTATACTTGCTAACGCTACAGAAGAATCATTTGGTGCTCTAACTAAATTACTCAAGGAGAAGAACTTTTCAGGTATGAGAAAGTGGGTAGCTATGAATGTGGACTCGGATCCTACATCGCTGATGAGAAAACTATATGATAATTCATCAGATAAACTACAACCTAACTCAATACCTCAACTCGTATTACATATTGCTGACTATCAATATAAGTCTGCTTTTGTAAGCGATCAAGAAGTTAACCTTGTAGCCTTCCTTACACAGGTAATGGCAGACTGTGAGTTTAAGTAATGAACAATTGGTGGCAGATCTGGAAGCATGCTCTAGGGTCCTACAGTGAGGAAGATGGATACCTACCAGAGAATGATGACGTTGTAGCATACATTCGTACATTCATAGTAAGCATCAATATCATTTGTGGTCTTATGATCATAGCAAACATTATAGTAGGGTGGTTATGAAGCCGTTTGATTACATCAATAGCATTAATTTTACCAAGAAGAACCTAATGCGCGGTACTGAGAACGATCAGCTCTCAGAGAAGGCCTACGTGCCTTATATAACGAATAAAACTCTATCTTACTTTACAGATACGTTACTGTATGCAAATGAAATGAACAAGCTAAGTCATCTTGACAGCAAACTCCAATACGAGTTTCTTCTAAATAGTATCAGACCTAAAAAAAGGTTTGCCAAATGGCACAAGCCTGAGCAAGATGATGATATAGAAGTTGTAAGTGAATTTTATAATTATTCCCTACCAAAAGCACGTCAAGTATTATCCATCTTATCAGAGAACCAACTGCGCACGATACGTGAAAAGATGACACAAGGTATTAAGGATAATGAGCACAATAGATAACATGGTCGAAGTAGTACTGAAGAAACCAGATGACTTCCTAAAAGTACGAGAGACCTTAACAAGAATTGGAGTCGCATCTAAAAAGTCAGATGCACTATTTCAATCTTGCCACATATTGCATAAGCAAGGCAAGTATTACATCACCCACTTTAAAGAGCTGTTTGCCCTTGATGGCAAGCCTACAGACTTTACTGAGGATGATATAGCAAGACGGAATACTATCGCAAACTTACTCGCTGAGTGGGGGTTGGTAGATTTGGTTGTACCAGAGAAGACAGCAGCACCTGTTGCTACTCTAAGTCAAATCAAAGTTATTCCATTTAACCAAAAAGGTGATTGGGAATTGATCACCAAATATAATATAGGAAAGAAACGATGAGCCAATTAGATAAACAAATGGCAGCTGCAGTGGACCAATTAGAAGATGAACCTAAGGTTGTTCTAAATGGTGTAGAATACCCAAAAGAAGATATGACACCTCAGCAGGCATATCTATACGACCAAACTATGAACTTGATTGATAGAAGAGATAAGATCGGTCAAGCTATACAAGATCACCAATTTACATTGGATCAGATTCTTGTCGCGCTGGAAGGCATGCAAGCCAAACTTCAAGTAGCACTGGAAACACCAGAGCAACCACCTGAGGTTAAACTACCAGACGAAAAGAAAGGACTATAGTCCGAACCGGCCTGGCGGGTTCCAGGAACACACACACGGAGACAATTATGTCAACAGGAAAAAGTGGCTTTGAAATAAGAGCCGATTTACTAAATCAAGCCCAAGGTTTGATTTGCGATAATAGAAATATGGTTACAGACAGATATCACAATATGGTCTGTAGAGCACAGGAACAGAAAGATGTTCCTTGGCCTGAGTATCCACCAGAGTTATTAACTCCAGTGAATGCTAGCGATATTATCGCAGTAGCAAAACAATTCAACGAATTTGTTAACGAAAAGTAGCAGATAAGTTGATAAAATATGGTATCTTCTGTTGACTTTTTGGCATTAGATACCATATAATAGGTAATAGTTATATAAATAACTACGCAGATGCTCATAAGAGGTCTGTAATTTTAATCTTCGCTTAATAAAGGAGGAAATATGACATTTCAATCAGAAGATATTTTTGGTCAATTCAGACCATTCACAGTAGGTTTCGATAGAATTTTTGATGAACTACATCATCAAGCACGAGGCCATAACAACTACCCACCCTATAACATTATAAAGCATGATAGCGAATCATTTGCCATTGAGCTCGCAGTTGCTGGTATGTCTAAAAAAGACATCACCGTAACTAAAGAGAAGAGTCAGCTTATCATCAAAGGTGAAAAAGGATCCGAGTCTGATATAGATAAAACAGACTTTGTCCATAAGGGTATTGCAACTAGAAACTTCGTAAGACAATTCACTCTAGCAGATGACGTTGTTGTTAAAGGAGCTAAAGTTGCCGACGGTATCCTCACAGTCGATCTTGTAAGAGAGATTCCTGAAGAGGATAAACCTGTAGAGATCTCTATTAAATAGTTGACCTTTGCAGTTACATTATGTATAATGTGACCATTGTCGGTTAGGACTGTGCATTGTAGCATCGGAATTGAACAATAATATCGCAAATCCGCGATCAGTCAAGCCAGCCTAACCGGCAATCTTTTCTTATAAATATACCATGAAATGTATATTTTCCAAACAACGAGAGGTTTCAATGGATTTAGACAAATTAAGAGAACAATTAACAATCGACGAGGGCAAGGTACTTGAAGTTTATCTTGACCATCTTGGTCTGCCTACTGTTGGCATCGGCCATCTTATCCTTGATTCTGATGAAGAGAGTGGAGCGCCTGTCGGTACTCCTATCACAGAAGAAAGATGTGTAGAGCTATTCGAGAAAGACGTTCAGATTGTTATTGAAGACTGTAAAATACTTCACGAAGCATGGGACGGATATCCTGAAGAAGTTAAGCAAGTTATTGCTAACATGATGTTTAATATGGGTCGTACAAGACTCACTGGTTTTAAAAAGCACGTAGCTGCTTTACAATGTGGCGATTGGAAGACTGCTGCTGTAGAAGGAAGAGACAGCAAGTGGTATCGTCAGGTTACAAATCGAGCTGAGAGGCTCATGGAACGGTTGGAAAATGTCTGATATGTTATTACAAGCACTTCAAAAAAAGCTAGAGGGTGATGTTGCCGTAGCTAAAGCAAATGTACTCGTATACAAAAACAATTCTGTAGGCATTGGAGAACATCCAGAGCTAGTTCAAGCTATTGAACTCGAAGTTGCAAAAGCAGCTGAAGCTCAAGATAAGCTCAACATGGTCAATACTATATTGACAATGCAGGCAAACGATAAAGAATACTTAGAGTCTTAATATGCTCAAGTGGCTTAACGGTGATGTCGAGAGTAAAGGCAGGATAGGAATTACTGCTGGAGCTTTCGACCTACTACATGCTGGTCATGCTGCAATGTTAGCAGACGCCAAACAAGTATGCGACTATCTTATAGTTGCTCTACAAAACGATCCATCAATTGATCGTCCTGAAAAAAATCAACCTATTCAATCTGTCTTTGAAAGACAACTACAATTATCAGCAACAAGATTTGTAGACGATATTGTGGTATATAACACTGAGCATGATTTGCTTGATGTGTTGAAGTCACTTCCAATAGATGTAAGAATAATAGGTAGCGATTATCTTGATAAAGACTTTACTGGTAAAGATTACTGTGTTGACAATGATATTGAAATCGTGTATAATAAACGTGATCATTCGTTCAGCACTAGTGAACTTAGAACCAGAGTAATCTTATCAAGACATGACAAATAAACTAAAATTTACAGACCGACACTACAGAGCATTACCTCATGTAATAGAGATTCGTCCAAACGAACATGGTCATGGTATATTTGCAAAAGAAAATATTGCTGGTGGTTCATGTCTAGGTATAACACACTATATGCTAGAAGAACAGGAACGCAAAGATTACCTAACGGATGCTATAAGAACTCCGCTAGGTGGATTTGTAAATCACTCAGACACACCTAATGGTCTATTAGTACCTAGATTGAATGTAAAAGAATTATGGGTTGTTCGTCCAATAAATGTTGACGAAGAGATTACAATATACTATAATCAAGCGTACTATGATATTATACCTAACTTTGGTGGACCAAAGGATTATCGAAAATGAAGTTTTACACTAACATATACACTCATGGCAATCAAATATTTGAGCGCTACATTGAGGACGGAGAACGTAAGCAACGCAAAGTTGATTACGAACCTACTCTATATGTTAACAGCACAAAGCAGACTCCATTTAAGACTGTAAATGGTAAGCAAGTAGAACCAAGACGATTTGATTCTATTCGTGATGCTAGAAACTTTATACAAGACCATGGTAAGGTATCTAATAGTCCTGTTTATGGTATGCAGCAATTTGCATATGCATACATCAACGAAGCATATCCAGATCGTACATTCGATATGGATTCATTCAATATATTCAACTTCGATATCGAGACTGTCTCTGATGATGGTTTCCCTAATATTAGAGAAGCAAACAAAGAAGTATTATCTATAGCTATAAGACAAGGCGATAAGTCTATTGTTATGGCTACACCTCATAGTAATGGTGATAAGTATGAACCAGAAGAAGGTATTGACTTTATCGAATGTAGAAACGAGGTTGATCTTCTATATAAATTTATTGACGTATGGGTAGCTTTGGATCCAGATATCATTACTGGATGGAACATTGAGATGTTCGACATTCCTTATATCTGTAATCGTATAGAAAGAAAACTATCTAAAGATGCACTCAAAAGATTATCGCCATGGGGTATTGTAAATGAGAGACTTATTCCTACAGCTCAAAC